TTAGTTATGTCAATCCTGATTGGTATGATAGTAAAGGCGAACTTATAATATAAATAAATAGGAGAAACAATGTCAGACGACAAACAGGTTAATCAACCGCAAAATGATGTTCAGGAAGCTGAAGTTAAACAAACTAAAACTGACGAGAAACCAACAGCAACTTTTAATCAAGATGATGTAGATAGAATTGTAAAACAAAGATTAGAAGCTGAAAAAGCAAAACATCAAAGACAAGTTGATGAGGCTAGAAAAAAAGAAGAAGAAATCTTAAAAGAAAAACAAATACAAGAAGCAAAAACAAAAGCTGATCTTGAAAATCTTATGAAAGCTAGAATAGCTGAAAAAGATAAAGAATTAGCTGATTGGAAAGCTAAAGTAAAAACAATAAATGTAGATAATTCTATAATGTCATTAGCTTCTAAAAATAATGCTATTGCTCCTGATCAAGTAGTATCTTTATTAAAAAATGAAGTAAATTATAATGATGATGGTCGAGTAGAAATACTTGATAACAATAAAAATATTCGTTATAACCCAAAAGGGGAACTATTAACGATAGAGGATAGAGTTAAAGAGTTTTTAGATGCTAACCCACATTTCCGTAAAGGGTCTCCGTCTGGGTCAGGTTCTCAGAGTAGCATCGAGGGTAAAACTGTAAAACCATTTAATATTCAGGACTTAGATATGAGCAAGGCAGAAGATCGTCAAAAGTATGCTGAGTATCGCAAACAAAGAGACTCTGCTCCTGTTCAAATTAACTTAAACAATAAATAATAAAGGACAAACACAATGGCAAACGAAAGCACAAGTTCTACACTCTCAGAATTATATACTGAGATCGTAGCAGAAGCATTGTTCGTAGCAAGTGAAAGATCAATTATGAGACCACTTGTAAGAAACTATGCAGTAACAGGTGGTGGAAAGTCAGTTGAAGTTCCAATCTACTCGGCAGTTTCAGCCGCAGCAGTATCGGAAGCATCTGATTTATCTAACACAGCAATAGACCCAACATCAAAAACAATTACTTGTTCAGAGCATGGGATAATGACAACTCTAACTGATTTAGCAAGAAACTCAGCACCAAGAAATGTTGCGGCTGATATTGGTAGATTATTTGGAGAAGCTATTGCAAAGAAAATTGACAAAGACTTAACAGCTTTATTCGGTGGTTTTTCAACAACTGTCGGTTCAGCTTCAACAGCTATGTCAGCATCTTTAATCTTCCAAGCAGTTGCTAAATTAAGAGCAAATGCAGTACCAGGAGATAATCTAAATGCTGTAATCCATCCACAAGTAGCATTTGACTTGAAATCAGGTCTTACAAATACATTTGCTAACCCAAATCCAGGTGTCGGTAATGAAATTTTAAGATCAAGCATAGTAGGTCAAATAGCTGGGGTAAATATATTTGAAACTTCAAATATGACAGACTCATCAAGTAATGATCCAGGAACAACTGGAGATTACAAAGGTGCAGTATTCCACCCAGATGCACTAGGATTAGCGATGATGCAAGATTTGAAAATCGAAACTCAAAGAGATGCTTCTCTAAGAGCAGACGAGATTGTTGCAACAGCAGTATATGGTGTAGCAGAACTAAACGACACTAATGGTTGTGAAGTCGAAGCAGACTCATCAATCCAATAATAATTGGATACTTTGTGAGGGTGGGAAACTGCCCTCACATTCTAATAAGGAGAATTTATGGATATAAAATTAACAAATGGCAGAAAAATAATAACTAAAGATAAAAAGTATTACGAAGCTAATTTAGGATTTTATAAAAGAAATGGTTTTGTTCCTGTTGATGGAGTAAAAAAAGAAATTAAAAAAGCGACAGTAAAAGACATTTCTGATAAAGTAGTACAACTAAAACCAAAGAGAAAAAAAAATGCTAAGAAAACTAAAAAAAAGAATTAGAAGATTTATTAATTGGATTATGGGTGTTAAATAATGTCTAATTACACAGGTGCAAATGTTATAACTGCAAGTGATGTCACAAAGTATCAACCTGATGCTTTTGGTTTTGGTATTGCTTCAACAGATACAGAAGCAGTAAATTTCTTTGCACAAACAACAAATGATATTCTAAGACAGCTAAGAGTAGAATGGTGGCAGACATATAAAACAAATGTCTTTACAGATATTACAGTTTTAAATACAGCAGAGATGGTCGATACAAAAGTAAATTTAGATCAGTTTGAAAGGGCTGGTGTATATTTATTTTTAGGAAGATTTCTTTGTCCAGCGTTGACTAAATTTAGACCAGAAACAGAAAAAGATAGATTCGAAAGAATGGGAGAGTTCTATATGTCAGAATACAATAAAGAATGGAGAACAATCTTAGAAGATGGTGTTGAGTATGATGAGACAGGAGATGGCACTATTCAAGTTTCTGAAAGAGAGCCTTTACATGGATTTAGAAGATTGACTAGATAATGGCTATCAATCTTAATATCAAAACAAATCAAAAACAAGTATCAGCTAAATTTAAAAAGTTTGGTGCTGTATTACCAAGAATTATTGATAAAGGTGTTAAACAGGCTGGGTTTCAATTAGTAGATATTATTAGAACAAAAACAAAAAAAGGTATTGATTTTAACGATAGAAAATTTGCACCTTATTCAGAGGGTTATTTAAAAAAATTACAAAGAGAGGGCAAACCAACAGCAGTAGATTTATTCTATACTGGAAGAATGTTAGGTGCTTTAACACCATCTATGGTTAAAAAAACAGGAAAACATAAAGTTTCTCTTGCTTTTAGTAGAAAAGATGAAATAGACAAAGCTTTTTTTAATCAAGTAACTACAGACCCACAAAGAAAATTTTTTGGCTTTAATACTAGGACAGAAAAGATTATACAAAGAACATTCAATAAATTTGTAGAAAAAGAATTAAGGAAGTTTAAAATATGAGTAAAAGGGAAAATATTGCATCTAATCTTCTTACTGTTGTATCAGCTATATCGAGTCCTGATATAAAAAAAGCTACAAGACAACCTTTTCAACTAGATGAATTGTCAGACAAACAATATCCAGCAGTTATTATTCAAACATCAGAAGAAACAAGAGAAGATCAAGAAATTGGTTCTGGTGCCAAAACAAGAATAGGAACTATTGATTTTCTTTTACTAGGTTTTGTAAAAGGTGCTGAAGTAAATATTGACACAAAAAGAAATGAATTAATTACTGCTATTGAAACTGCTTTAGAATCTGATATTACAAGAAGTGGTAATGCACTTGATACAGAAGTAATATCTGTAGAAACAGACGAGGGTACATTGTTTCCAATAGGCGGAATAAGAATGACTATCAGGTGTATTTACGAGTTTGAAGCTGGAACACCATAGGAGATATAATGAACAGAGATAAAATTATTGATAAGATAGAAAAAAAAATAGACTCAATAGAAAAGTTACATGATAAAGAAAGTCTAATGTGTGAAGAAGTTAAAGATTTACTTGCTGATTTAAGAGACCAAGAAGAAGATGAGAAATGGGAAGATGACTCAGAAGAAGATTTTGACGAAGATAATGACGAAGAAGAAATTGACGAAGAAGAAGAAAACTAATATAACAATTTAATTATAGGAGAAAAAAAATGGCAGTACATCATGGCAAAGAGGGCGAAGTAGTAGTTGGCGGCACAGCAGTTGGCGAACTCGTTTCATTCACTTTAGAAACAACAGGAGATGTTGTTGAAAGCACAAAAATGGCTGATTCAGCAAAAACTTTTATTGCTGGAAGAACATCTTTTTCAGGTACTTTAGAAATGCATTTTGACGAAGCGGATAGTGTACAAACATCGTTAGTCGCTGGTGCAAGTATAACTTTTAAATTATTACCTGAGGGCAGTTCATCTGGCGACAGAAAATTTGAGGGTGCAAGTGTTATTACAGGAATGTCAGTATCACAACCTTTAGATGGAGTAGTTGCAAGATCAGTTACTTTTCAAGGAACAGGTGCTTTAACAATCGGAACTGAATAATAATTTATGTCAATAATAGACAGAGCCAAATCTCATTTCGAGAGTATAGGTGTTCAATCTATTGAAGTTCCTGAATGGAAAGATGAAGATGGAAAGCCATCAGTAATTTTTTGGAATCCTATTAACCTTTTTGAAAAAAATAAACTATTTAAAAAATCTGAAAACTTATCTGATGTAAGCATTTTAGCAGATATTGTTATTATGAAATCATTAGATAAAGATGGTAAAAAAATATTTAAACTTGACGATAAAATGGATCTATTAACAAAAGTAGATTCTGATGTTTTGTCGAGGGTCGCCACAGCTATGGTTCAAGTCATCTCTCCTGAAGAAGTAAAAAAAAACTAAAATTTAACCCTGAATTAAAAAATTTACTTATAGTCGCTGATAGGTTAAAAATAACTTTATCTGAACTTCTAAAAATGGAAGTTTGGGAGTATAACCATTGGCTAGGATATATGTTGAATGAAATAGAAGAACATAGATCTTTAGCTGACAGGAATAAAACATAATGGCACAAAACCTTAAAATAAATATATTAGCACAAGATAAAACAAAACAAGCTTTCAATGGTATTAGAGGGAGACTAGCTGGATTAAGAAATGCAATATTTTCTGTTAGAGGTGCATTAGCTGGTATTGGTGCTGGTCTTGTAATAAAATCTTTTGTTTCTACAGGAAGAAGTATTGAAGATCTAAATGTAAGATTAAAACAATTATTTGGAAGCACACAAGAGGGTGCAAAAGCTTTTGATGTAATGGCAAAGTTTGCCGCTAGAGTTCCATTTTCTTTAGAACAAATCCAACAAGCATCAGGAAATTTAGCTGTAGTAGCTGGAGATGCAAACAGACTTTCAAAAATATTAGAAATTACAGGTAATGTTGCGGCTGTAACAGGTTTAGACTTTGCAACTACAGCAGAACAAATACAAAGATCATTTGCTGGTGGTATTGCGGCGGCTGATATTTTTAGAGAAAGAGGTGTAAGAGATTTATTAGGTTTTAGTGCTGGAGCAACAGTTTCAGCAGAAGAAACTATAAAAGCATTTGAAAAGGTTTTTGGTAAAGGTGGACAATTTGGAACTGCTACAGATGAATTAGCAACTACATTCACAGGTACTTTATCAATGCTTGGAGATAAATTATTTAATTTTAAAAGAAATGTAGCTGGTGCTAATTTTTTTGATGAATTAAAATCAGAATTTAAAAGTTTAAATGAATTTATAGAAGAAAACACAGAGGCTTTTGAAACAATATCTAATGCTATTGGTCAAACACTTACTCTTGCAGTTAAAGGTTTTGCGGCGGCTATAAGAGGAATTGCAAAAGCAGTTAATTTAACGAAAAAAGCTGTTCAAGAAGTTATTGATTTATTAAACAAAATTCCTTTTGTAAATATTAAAACAAAAGAAACACAGGATAAAGTTAATGATAGTCTTTTTGCCCATCAAAAAATATTACATGAAAATTTAGAAATAGTTAATCAAACAAACAATAGTCTTGCAAAAAGAAAAGATATATTTGCAGATACTACAAAAATAATAGAAAAAGATTTAAAAACTTTAAAAGACCCAGCAGTTCAAATAGGAAAAATATTAAATATGGGTATCAAAGGTTTTTCAAGAGGTATAGCAGAGTCAATAGTTTTAGGTAAAGAACTTAATGCAACATTTAAAGATTTAGGTAAAACTCTAGTAACAGAAATCCTTGCAACATTAATAGAAATAATTGCAAGAGAAACAGTTTTAATTGCAATACAAAAAACAAAAAACATTTTAAAACAACAAGAGGCATCATTTTCTTTTTTAAATTTTGGTGCGTCTTTACTTGGTTTTGGAAAAGCATCAGGTGGTGCGGTTAGAAAAGGACAACCTACATTAGTTGGCGAAAGAGGTGCTGAAATGTTTATACCAAACTCATCAGGTCAAATTACACAAGCGGCTAGAGGAACTGGTGGGGGTGCTGTTAATGTTAATTTTAATATTAATACAATAGATTCAAGAGGGTTCGACCAAGCTTTAGTAGAAAACAGAGGAACAATTACATCAATAATTAATAATGCCTTAGCAGAAAAAGGCAGAGGAGAAATAATTTAATGTCAGGTGCTTTTCCAATATCAAGTGCTGGTTTTGAAACGATGGGTATAAAATCAGTTCAAAATACAATTATTTCAAAATCATTGTCAGGTAAAAAACTTTCAAGACAAATTGATAATCAAAGATTTGGTTTCACTGCTAGAATAATTGTAGGAAAAAGGTCAGATATATATGGCGAACTTATGGCTTTTATTATCAAACAAAGATCAGGTAAAGAAAATTTTACAATAATCCCCCCTGAAGTTGAAGATGCAAGAGGTGTAGAAACAGGAACATTAGCTGTCAATGGAAGTCATACTGCTGGAGATACGACTATTGCTATTGATGGATTTGCGGCAGATTCAGCAAATCGTTTGAGAGTTGGAGATTTTATAAAATTTAACGGACATACAAAAGTTTATATGGTTGTTGCAGATGTAACTAGTTCATCAGGTGCGGCTACAGTAACAATAGAACCACCTTTAGTTTCTAGTTTGGCAGATGACGAAACTGTTAGTTATGACAATATACCTTTTACAGTTCATCTTACAAACGACATACAAGAGTTTGGTGCTATTGGCTCTGACAAAGATGGAAACCTTTTATATCAATTTGAATTTGATGTAGAAGAATCCATATAATGAAAAAGTATAAAATTACACATTTGATTAGTGCAGATTTTGAAGCTACAGCTATTGTTAATGAAGATCAGATAGATACTAATTTAAACGATCTAAAAGACTATAAAAAACCTGATAGTAAATTTAATTTTACCATGTTAAAAGGTACTGAAAGCATAACAAGAAGTTATTACGAGGAATATGGCGAGAACACTAACAACATCAGTAAAAAACGAATTAGCGACAAATGAGATTAGACCAATCCATCTGATTACTATTGGTTTTGGAACACCTGTAAATATAACTGATTGTGGATTTAGTTTAACATCTTCTATATCTGGTTCTAGTGTTACTTATTCTCCATCATCTTTTTTAGTATCTATTCCATCATTTACAGAAGAAACAGATGTAACAAAAACATCATTACAACTTGCTTTATCTGGTGCAGATCAAACATTTATATCAACTTGTTTGAATGAAAATATTGTAAATGATAGTGTTGATATATTTAGAGGATTTTTAGATAGTTCAAATGCAATCATAGCTGACCCTGTATTATTGTATTCAGGAAATATAGATACTTTCCAAATAGATGAAACAACAACAGAATCAACAGTAATTTTAACAGTTGTATCTCATTGGGCAGACTTTGAAAAAAAATCTGGCAGACAAACAAACAATAATTCACAACAAAGATTTTTTAGCACAGATGTTGGTATGGATTTTTCAAGTCAAACTGTTCTTGATATTAAATGGGGTCGAGCATAATGGGATTTTTCAAAAGAGTATTCAAAGCGGCAACAACAGTATTTAGAGCAGTAAAAGCATTTAATTTTTTAGGAAACATAAATCCATTTGTAGCTTTAGGTGTATTTGCTGTTGGTTGGTTATTTGTAAGATCAAGAAAACCTGATGTTCCTGATTTTGGTACAAATGATTTTGAAGAAACTGAACGAGGAATATTAGTTAATAAACAATCAAATAACTCATCTATACCTGTGGTCTATGGGGAAAGACTAATAGGCGGCACAAGAGTATTTATACAAACATCAGGAACAGATAATGAATTTTTATATATTGCTTTAGTTCTATGTGAGGGAGAAATAAACTCAATAGAAGAAATAAGAGTAGATGATAAAGTTGTTACATTTTCAGGTGCATTGACAGATAATACTCAAAGGACAGTAGCAAGTTCAGATTCTAATTTTTATAAAGATAGTGTTAGTTATATTACTGTTGAGCCACATTTAGGAACAGATGGTCAAAGTGCATCAAGTCTTTTATCAACATTATCAGGCTGGGGTACAAATCATAAATTATCAGGAATTGCATATTTAGCATTAAGATTCAAATGGAATCAAGATATATTTGGTGGAATTCCAACTGTACAAGCAAAAGTAAAAGGAAGAAAAGTTGTTACATTAGATTCAAGTTTAAGTGAATCATCTGAAACATTTTCTACAAATCCAGCATTTTGTTTATTAGATTATTTAAGAAACGAAAGATATGGTAAAGGTATTGCAACATCAAATATAGATTTACAAAGTTTTAGAGATGCTTCACAAGTTTGTATTACACAAGTTACACCATTTTCAGGTGGAAGTGATATAAATATATTTGATACAAATGCTGTTCTTGATACATCAAAAAAAGTTATAGATAATGTCAGAGATATATTAAGAGGTTGCAGAGGTTATCTTCCTTATGTTCAAGGCAAGTATAAATTAGTTATTGAGACAACAGGTACAGCTTCAGTATCTTTAGACGAAGATGATATTATTGGTGGATATTCTTTATCTTCTCCTACAAAAAATTCTAAATACAACAGAGTCATCGCAACATTTATAAATCCAGATCGTAATTTTCAAGCAGATCAAGTTACATTTCCACCAACAGATGATAGTGGTTTGGCATCAGCAGATAGACACGCAACTATGAAAACTGCTGATGGTGGATTTTTGTTAGAGGGAAAGTTTGATTTCAAAACTATTACTTCTCCATATCAAGCTGAAGAAATGGCTGAGATTATTCTCAGACGAAGCAGAGAATCTTTAGGTCTAAGTATTGTTGTTGGGTTTAATGCTTATCAATTACACATTGGAGATATTGTAAATATAACATTATCTAGTTTAGGTTTTTCTACAAAAGCTTTCAGAGTTATACAAATGACTTTTAATGATGATTATACAATAACTTTACAATTAGTTGAACATCAAGATAGTCATTATACTTTTGCATCAAAGACACAAGTTTCATCTACACCATCAACTACTTTACCAAATCCATTTGTAGTTCAACCACCAGCATCAGTAACTTTATCTGACACATTAGTTGAATACAATGACGGCACAGTTATTGTTGCTTTAGATGTTGCTATCGGTGTATCTCCTGACAGCTTTGTTGATTTTTACCAAGTAGAATACAAACTAAGTACAGATTCAGATTTTATTATAGGTTCAAGAGGTTCATCATTAACACATAGAATACTTAATGTTATTGACCAAAAAGTGTATGATGTAAGAGTAAAAGCTGTAAATACACAGGGAGTTAGTTCATCATTTGTTACAGCACAAAGAACTATTGTAGGTGCTATTGCACCACCATCAGATGTTCAAAACTTTACTTGTAATGTATCTGGTCAAGATGCTCATTTAAGTTATGATGCAATATCAGATTTAGATTTAGCATTTTATCAAATAAGATTTTCTGAAAAAACTGATGGTACTGCTGAATGGTTAAACTCAGTAAATCTTGTAACTAAAGTATCAAGACCAGCAACATCAATAACAGTTCCAGCAAGAGTAGGAACTTATTTAATAAAAGCTGTAGATAAATTAGGTAATTTTAGTTCCAATGCAACAGCAGTAATATCTAATGTTGTTGGTGTAGAAAACTTTAATAATATTACAACTGTCAATGAACATCCTACATTCGCTGGTACTAAGACTGATGTTTCATTATCTGATAATGCTATAATACTTAATTCAAGTGAATTATTTGATTCCGCTTCAGGATTATTTGATGCTAACACAACTAGATTTTTCGATTCAGGTGTTGCTAATGCTGACTTTTTAGCATCAGGAACTTATGATTTTGAAAATGTTATAGATATTGGTGCAAAACATACAGCAAGAATTACAGCTTCTTTAACACAATCAGCTAGAAATCCTGATGATTTATTTGATAATAGGTCTGGTAATTTTGATTCAGGAAAATCAAATTTTGATGGAGACACACCAGCTAACTGTGATGCTCATTTAGAAATTGCAACTTCAGATGACAATTCTACATTTACATCTTTTCAGACTTTTGTTATAGGAAACTACACAGCAAGATTTTTTAAATTTAGACTTGTATTAACATCAAGTGATTTAGCTTCTACTGCTGTTGTGTCAGAAGCTACAGTAAAGATTGATATGGCTGATAGAATTTTTAGTGGAAATGATATAGTTTCAGGTACATCTACAAAAACTGTTACATTTACTACACCATTTAAAACAACAGGTTATGCAGTTGGTATTACAGGAGAGAATATGGCTACAGGAGATTTCTTTACAGTATCAAATAAAACTGTTAATGGTTTTGATGTATTGTTTCAAAATTCAAGCGGAAGTAATATTTCAAGAACTTTTGATTTTATTGCAAAAGGATTTTAAAAGGAGTATAAGCAAATATGGCTCAACATGACATGAATATCGCTAACCAATCTTTCCCTGATTTCAGGACAGATTTGAATAATGCTTTATCAGCTTTGAATACAATGCACTCAGGAACAAGCAGACCTAGTGGTGCGGCTGTTGGTACAATGTGGCTTGATACAACAAACTCAGGCTCAAACAGTTTAGAAATTAAATTTTTTGATGGCTCGGATGACATTTCTTTTGCAACAGTTGATACATCAGCAAATACTATAAACTTTATAGATAGTGCTGTTGCATCAGATTTAGTTAATGACACATCTCCTCAACTTGGTGGAGATTTAGATACAAATTCTTTTAATATTAAGATAGATGATGCCCATTTTATTGCAGATGAAAATGGTAACGAACAAATAATATTTCAAACAACTTCATCAGCAGTTAATCAGTTTGATATAACAAATGCCGCTACAGGCAATAATCCTATTTTTGAAGCTACAGGTGGAGATACAAATATTGGTATTGATTTAAAACCAAAAGGTTCAGGAGAAGTTGTTATAGGAACAGGTGCGGCTTCAGCAACTTTAACAACAAAAGGTGCTTATGATTTAATTCTTGATACAAATGCTGGTACAAACTCAGGAAATATTACGATAACAGATGGTGCAAATGGTAATATAGATGTATCTACAAACGGAACAGGTTATATCAAATTCAATGATCTAGCTTATATTCCTCAACAAGCATTAACATCATCATCAAATGCTGTAGCTTGGGATGTTCAAGCTAAACCAAACGCATATCATTTAACAACAGAAAATACTACATTCTCTGCACCAACTAATTCAGTTGAGGGTTCATTTATTTGTTTAGAAATAAATTATGATGGTTCACATACAATCGCATTTAATACTGTGTTTGAGTTTGCGGCTTCAACTGCACCAACATTTACTTCAACAGATGGTAAAACTGATATATTAGTTTTTAGATACAATGGTTCAGTTTGGCAAGAAGTAGGTAGAACATTAAATTTAAGTGAAAGTTAAAATATGTACGCAATAGTAGAAGATAATAATATTACACAATATATCAATTTTCCTAAATCAGTTGTGATAGGAGATGTAAGATACCCAGCTAAAATTTTTGAGTTATGGTCTCAATCAGAAAAAGAAGCAATAGGTATTTATGAAATAGTAGTAGATAAAACAAACTACAAAGACCCAGCATATTATAACAATACAAACTCAACTTACACATTTGCAGATGGTCAAGTCACAGAATCTTGGGGAACTGCAACACCTAAAAGATTAAATGATGAAAACGCAGTAGATGAAGATGGAAATAATATTTTAGATGATGATGGCAACCAAGTAATTAATTATGGTTTAAAAACTGAAAAGAAAAGAATTGTAAAACAACAAGCATCAGGTTTATTAGCACCAACAGATTGGTATGTAGTTAAAGCACAAGAAGTTGCTGATTATTCTGTTCCAAGTAATATCACAACATTTAGAGCAGATGTAAGAACTAAATCAAATGAAATGGAAACTCAAATAGATGCTTGTACTAATGTTGATGAACTAAAAGCATTATACGAATACACAGAACAAGAAGATGGCACATTTACAAGACCACTAGCAGAATATCCAACATTGGAGAATTAATGTTACCAACTATTGCAACAGGAAATGTAGGTTCAGCACTAGCTGGAGAATATGAAGTTGCTAACTCATTAAGATTTGATGATGGAAGTAGTGATTATCTAAATAGAACACCTAGTAGTGCTGGAAATAGAAGAACCTGGACATTTTCTGCTTGGGTTAAAAAATGTATGCCTTTAACAGGTGGAAATCAAAGGTTGATAGCTTGTGGTTCTGGTACTGGTGGTCTTTTTTCAAGTATAGAATATGATTCATCTGATAGAATTAGAATATTAGAAGGAACTGAAGGTGGAAGTTCATCAGTAACTGTAAGAGGTGCTGGTTTTAATCGTGACCCATCTGCTTGGCAGCATGTAGTTGTAAAATATGACTCTACACAAGGAACTGCTGCTGATAGAATTGAAATTTATTTGAATGGTGTTGAAGTTACTTATGACTCAACAACCTATCCAAGTTCTAATAAAGATAGTGAATTTAATAATAATGTTGTTCATACAATTGGTGCTACTTCTGTTGGTTCAAGTGTAGGTTCTTTTTTTGATGGTTACATGGCTGAAGTTGTTTTAATAGATGGTCAAGCACTTGATCCAACATCATTTGGAGAATTTGACGAAGATTCTCCTACAATATGGAAACCAAAAGATGTATCTGGTTTAACTTTTGGCACAAATGGATTTTACTTAGACTTTGAAAATGCAAGTAATCTAGGTGCAGATGTATCAGGAAACTCTAATAACTTTACTGTAAATAATTTAACAAGTGTAGATCAATCTACTGATACTTGCACAAATAATTTTGCAACATTGAATCCTTTAACAAATACAAGAGGAACTTCTCAAAATTTTAAAGAGGGTAATTTACAAATAGATGGTACTGGCTCAGGTGCTGGTGCAAGTGCATCTACAATATCAACAAGCACATCAGGAAAATATTATATAGAATGTAAAATAGATTCATTAGGAAGTGGTTATGCAGAATTTTTTGCAATAGCAACTTCTTCTTATGCTAATCATACACTTGGTTATTTTGAAACAAATACAGATACTATTCTTTGGAATCTTGATTATAGATCTGGTCAATCAAAAATAAGAAAAGATGGCAGTAGTATTATAACCACACCAACTTCATTTTCAAATGGAGATATAATAGGTATGGCTATAGATGTTGATAATGGTAAAATTTATTTTCACAGAAACGGCACTTATGTAAATTATAGTGGCACTCAAAATCCATCATCAGGAAGTAATGGTATTACTTTACCAACTTCATCAGATGGTTATTTAATAGCAGCTTCAGTAGATAATAATTCAGGATCAGGTACAACACTTACAATGAACTTTGGCTCTCCGTCATTTAGTATTTCATCAGGAAATAGTGATGGTAATGGCTATGGAAACTTTGAATATTCTGTACCATCAGGATATTATAGCTTATGCACTAAAAACTTAGCGGAGTTTGGATAATGCCTTATACAACTATAGACGACCCAACAATTTATTTTAATACTAAACTTTATACAGGAAATGGTTCTAATGGTCATGCAATAACAGGAGTAGGATTTCAGCCTGATTGGGTTTGGATTAAAGGAAGATCAGTTGCTGAAAATCACAATGTCTATGATTCAGTAAGAGGTGCTGGAGAAAGATTGATACCAAATGGTACTAATTCAGAAACAACTAAAACAGATACACATAAATCATTTGATTCAGATGGTTTTACTTTAGATTTAGGTGCAGAGGTAAATGATAATGCACAAACATTTGTGTCTTGGAATTGGTTAGCTGGTGGCACAGCACCATCACAAACATACACAGTAAAAGTAGTTTCAGATAGTGGTAACAAATATAGATTTGATGATTTTGGAACAAGTGCAGTTACTTTAGATTTACAAGAAGGTGGTACATACACATTCGATCAATCTGACAGTTCTAACTCTGGACACCCATTAAGATTTTCTACAACATCAGATGGTACGCATGGTGGGGGAAGTGAATTTACTACAAATGTCACAACAACAGGAACTCCAGGAAGTGCTGGTGCAAAAACTGTAATCACAGTTGCTAGTGGTACTGCAACTCTTTATTACTATTGCACACAACATTCTGGCATGGGTGGACAAGCAAACACAAATTCTACATTTGGTTCATCAAATTTTTCTGGGGGTGTTCAATCTATTGTTTCTGCAAACACCACATCAGGTTTTTCAATAGTAAAATTTACTTCGTCTAGTAGTAGTGGTGCTATGACAGTAGGTCATGGTCTTGGAGCAACTCCACAGGTCGTTATAGTAAAAGACATAGGTGCTAGTGGAAATTGGCAAGTATATTTTGAGGGTATTGGTACTGCAAATCAACAATATTTAAAACTAAATGCTACTGATGCTTTAGTAAATTATAGTAATTTATGGGGTGCTGGTATGACAAGTTCTCTTATTGGAATAGGTGTAGGTGTAGCTGTTGATGCTAGTGAAAGTGATATAGCCTACTGTTTCGCAGAGAAAAAAGGCTACTCAAAATTTGGAACCTACACAGGAAATGGAAATGCAGATGGAACATTTATTTATACAGGTTTTAAACCAGCTTTTTTTCTTGTTAAAAATATTACTAATGCTGGGTACGATTGGGAACTAAGAGATAATAAAAGAGATAGTTATAATCCAGTAGGTTATAGACTAGAGGGAAATACAAGTGATGCAGAGTCATCTTATTATGCAGAGTATGATTTTGTAAGTAATGGTATCAAGATAAGACAAAATGGAAATAATTATAATACATCAGGTGCATCTTACATCTACATGGCATTTGCAGAAAATCCATTTGTAAATTCTAATGGTGTACCCAACAACGCAAGATAGGAATTAATTATGCAATTATCAAAACATTTTACATTATCAGAGATGGAAAAATCTCAAACAGCTACAAGAAAAGGTATATCTAATAAAGCTGGATCAGGAGAAATAAAAAACTTAACTGATTTATGTTATGAAGTATTAGAGCCTGTACGAGCAAAGTTTGAAAAACCAATAATTATTACTTCAGGTTATAGGAGTCCTGAATTATGTGAGGCTATTGGCAGCAAATCTACATCTCAACACGCAAAAGGACAAGCAGTAGATTTTGAGATAGCTGGTGTGTCTAATCTGCAAGTAGCTTTATGGATTCAAAATAATTGTAATTTTGACCAACTTATATTAGAGTTTTGGAAAGCAGAAGATAAAGACCCTAACTCAGGCTGGGTTCATTGTAGCTTTGCAGAGGGAAGCAACAGAAAACAAGTATTAACATACGATGGTAAAACTTATACTAACGGACTTCCTGAGGCTAAATGGTCAGATGGTAAAATGCAAAACTAGGAGAAAAAATGGCACTTACAAAAAAACAAAAGAAACTTCCAATGGCTTTACAAAAAGCTATACTGAAAAAACAAAAACAAACTAAAAAAAAGAAAGCGAGGAAATAATGCCTTATCATTATGGAAAAGGGTCACATGGTGGCGGAATGAAGAAAAAAAAGAAAAAAGCTAAAAAACCAAAAATGAATAAAAGAAAAAGATAATGGTTAAAGTTGCGTCTATAAAAAATATTATTAAAGACCTTACACCAAGACAACAAAAGACCATGCGATCTCATGCTAGACACCATACACTAAAACACATGAGATCAATGGCAAGATTGATGAGTGGTGCAAGTGGAAGAAAAAGAACATTTGCACAAGCACACACAATCGCTATGAGGAGAGTCGGTAAATGAGTGGATTTACAACAACAGCTACATTGGCTGAAATGATAAACAAAAGACCAATGAGGAAAAGAAGAAGAAATGTCAAAAAAAAGAAAAAGAAAAAGAGTAGCAAGAGATAAACAAACAGACTTGCCAAAAAAATATTTATCTGGTCTTAAAGGTGGTGCTAGATCAGAGAGAGCAAGTTTGATAAAAGCTATGTCTGAAGCTTACAAAAAAGGACAAAGAATACCAAGATCAATGTTTAGGGCGAGGGC